CTCTCTTTCCCACTTACGTTGTTCTCTTGCAAGCCTTTTGCCGATTGCTGCATCAAGTTCTTCTTGGGTAAAAACCCGTGAAGGCTCTTTTGCTTCTTCAGCGACTTCCGGCGCGTTTACTGTTGCATCAGGAGTGGCCGTCACTTCCGGTGCGGGCGCGGAGTCTACTTCCGCTAAGGGTTGTTGGACTTCTTCAGTCATTTTTGAATCCTAAGATTCCCTGGTGAGCCGCACCAGTACGGGTTTTGGTTATTCAAAAATAATTGTTGCTGACACTGTACCTGAAATTACCACATACAGTCCATCGTTGACGTAGATGCCGTCAAGAGGAAAGACATATGATGTGGCCGCAACAGGTGTGAACACACTCAGAACAGTCCGAGTTGTGGTTGTAGTGGCAGAATCGTAAACCGTAATGGTCGGCGTGGACGATGCCGCGCTGACAAAAATACCTTTGAGTTTGCCGCCCATTGACTTGATGTTGGCGGTTGCGGTGATTTGTGCAAAATTTGCCATGGTGTGTCCTTACGCCAAAGATTTAAGTTTGTAGAGGGTTCGAAGATAAATTTCAACGATATTATCGATGAGTTGTTGCAATGACGAATCTGATTTGTCGGCAACTTTATAACGAGCATTTTCAATTTCAGCCAACGAGCTTTCTAAAAACTCAATAATGTTGGAAGTCTTGGTTGCCGAATGCAAAGTGATTGGGCCAATCAAACCATGACGGCCTTGATAGGTTTCAGCAAAATCATCCGCCGCACCAATAATACGTTCATAAAAAATTTTAAGCGCTTCATGTTTGCTAAAGCTACGAGTGTTCAAGTGAACGCTGTGCGCCACGTCCCGTGCTAAAAACAGCGCACCTAAAAAATCAGCGGCTTTCATTGTGGTATTCCTTGTGGTGGCATCATTTCGTCTTCAGGTGGCATCATCTCTTGCTGAGGCATCTCAGGCATTTCATTCATCATGTTTTGCGACTCCATCGCCGCAGCGACCACGCCCATGGCAATATCTTGAATTTGTTGCTCAGTCATGCCTGCTTGCACCGCAGCAATCCGTTTAGTTTCAGCTTCGTACAGTTTAACTTGAGCTTCAAAATCTTTACGTTGCATGTCTTGCGCTTCGATGGATTTGCCGACGTTTTTAAGCATTTCATGCAGTTGGTCAAGCTCTTGGCCCATTGCCTGCATTTGTTGTTCCGCCGCTTGCAATTCAGGCGGCTTGTCGCCGTCTTCCATGAGCTTGGGGTCGATGGTCTTGGCAAACCGCTTGGCCATCTCTTGAGCACCTGGCCAGTCCATGTTTTTCACAAACAAATCACCAGCCACAGCCCACAGTTGTGGGTTGCCCTGCAACAGTTGGGCCATGGCTTCCAAGGCTTCTTGACGCTTGGTCGCGTAGCCTGGGCCGGTGGCGACAACCACGTCGTACTTGCCGACGTTGGGGTTGTAGATTTTGTCAATTACGATGTCTGGGTTGTTCGGGTCGGTGATCTTGCGAACTGCTTCAGGTTGGTCAGGGTTTAACTTGACCATGCTGGTTTCACCATCCAAGCCAATGATGCGGGCCACGCGCTGTGTGTCGTAAATCTTGGGGATCAAGTCCACCAATTGACGCACGATGTGTCGTACACCACGGGCCAAGTTGTCGCCGTAGTGGTAAGTGCCCACATCACCTTCGCGCTGGCGAGCCAAAATGGCTTTGCCGCTGCGTTCGTTGGATGTCATGCCCAAAGATGCGTTGTATTGGCCGGTAGACGCTTTGATGTCCTCAGATGCACCGGCTTTGGCCTGCAACAGACCGCTGGAGGCCATCGGTGGTTGCGCCCGTGCAGGCAACGGCAACACCGCGCCTTGGCCGTCGGTGACGTCTGGATTGACCTCCAAATACGGCCAGTTCGTCGTATTTGCGGTCTTCCATTGGTTCTCATAACCTTCAAATTGACCACCGTAGCCAATGAACGGTGCTTTCGGTGCCAAGGCCAGCATCTCTGCTTCTTGGCTTACCCAGTAGTTGTACATGCGCTGGGCGTCCTTGGCGTTACGCACAAGGCCAGACACGTACAAGCGGCCATCGACTTCAAACTCATTGCCGACAATGCGGACTACGGGGATGTATTTCCCCGCCCAATCGCGTTCTTCAAGAATTTCGTAGCCGTTAATCTTGCAGTATTTAACTTGGACACGATCAGATTCACGAGATTTTTTAGGCTTGCCATAAATTTCTTTCAGTTGTTTGTCCTCTAGGGTGCCTTCAAACGCGGTCACGTTCCCTGGGTACAAGTTCAGCTTTTCTTTGGTGTAGTCAAGGTAGTAGTAGTCAGCCACGCGCACAGTGTCTTCAGTCAACCACTGGCTCAAATTCTGATCCCCCACACCCAACGACTGCAAGGTGGTGATGGGCGCTGAATCGGGGTACTTGCGGGCGTATTCGTCTTTGGGAATGTCTTCCGTAATCAAACACCATTTTTGATCCGCGCCAGTCGGGTCTTGGATGGTTGGATCCATGTAGACGCTGAACGAATTGCGAATGCGGCCAATCTTGATGTCTTGGTCGAATGTGTTGTCATCGCAATATTCAGTCAGAATGCGGATGTAACCTTCGCCGTAGGAGACTTGGTTTTCACACGCTGTATCGTACGCGACGTCAGCATCGCTGATGTATTCGATGTGTCTGACCATGCCGTTGAAGACTTCTGCAACTTCGACGTCGGCGTCGTCATTGGCTGGAATAACCTTGCCACTTGGGCGGTTCTGCCTTTGGTCATTGGTCACTTGCCTTACGTGCTGTGGCAGTTTGTTGATTGTCAGACATGGCCTGGCGTTGATCGTCTGGCCTTGCACGGCACCTCGGGTAGCCAACACGTCGGCAGGCCACTGCCAATGGTTGTCAGGTGAACCCGCGTAAAACTTCAAGTCGTCAATTTCATCTTCACGACTCTCAGATAACGCGGCGATCGCCATGTTGAGGCGAGTGCGGGCGGTGGACAGAATGCTGGATTCGGTCTTTTTGTTGCCGCCGTTGGCCACAGCACCTGCTGCGGCGATGCCTGTGTAATCTGCCATTATTTTTTCTTCTTTTCCGCTTCGCGTTTGACAGCGTAAGCAATTGCGACCGCTTGCTTGACCGGCTTACCGGCAGCAACTTCGGCCTTGACGTTTTTGCGGAAGGCTTCGGGCGTTTTGGATTTAACGAGCGGCATTATTTTTTCTTCGCAGTTTTAGCTGACTCTTTGAAATCTTTGGCCGTTGGCGCATTCTTGCTACCAGGCTTGTTCATCTTTTCGCCAGAGCCCGCTTTGATACGTTCGCGTTTTGCGTGAATGTTTGCGTAGAGTCCAGGTTTGGTAGCCATATCAACACTTCCATCTTTTAAGGGCTGCTTTGGCGCGTTCGCCATCTTTGGCGTTGGCTGCTACAGCGCCCATTCTTGCACAAAATGAAGCCTTGCGGCCTTTATCTGCTTCAGTCTTAGGGTTGGGTGCTGGCGCTTTTAAATTAGAACCCGTTTCACGGTTGTACTTCTCGCGCCCTTTGGCGGTCAGCCCTGCACCTTTGCTCACCGGCAGTTTCTCGCCTCGGCCAACTGATAGAGACACGTTCTTTTTCATGCGCCCATCCATCCTGTAGAGACTGCGTTGCCATAACTGGCCGCGCGGCGTTTAGGTTCGACATACTCACGGTGAGCCACAGGAAAAGCAAACGTCACCGCTATTGCGTCAGCAGCGTCAGGAGAGGCAAGACCGCGAGCCTTCATATCTTTTTTGCTTTCCAAAAAAATAGTTCCCCGTGAATCAGGTTTCATCATAGGCGAAATCAAGTCCGTTTTCAAGAACCTGTCGTTGGGTATGCTAGCAGATTTCAACCAGTCCCTCATGTCGCCCCACATCTGCGCGCGCATGTTGCCGTACATGATCGGGTTTTTTGCCTTATTTCCAAAGTTCACGCCCTTGACCTTGTACCGCTGTTCCTTCAACCGATCCACAATCCCAGCACCCAGGCCGCCCTCGTCGATCACCACCAGCGTGGGCTTAAATTCCTCAATCGCTTCGATCACGTGCCCCACCACCGTCATGGTGTCGTCGCCTCTGTGCCGCATGATCTTCACGATGTCTCGACCCTGCCGCACCGCAATGACGGTTGCATCTGCTCCGAACCGTGCGGGGTCAACACCAATCACGATCGGCGCTGACTGATCCTGATACTTGGCCCGTTTCATGGCGTCGTCCACGATGTCAGCCCCGATGAACTGATCGTCGCCCGCGTTGGGGAATTGACCGTACACCTCGACGTGCGCCTGCGCCGAATCCGGCCCATATTCGTCGATGATGCGCTGATAGACCGCCTTGTCGGTGCCCTCGACCGTGCGCGCGTCCACCACTTTTGTGCGCCAAAAGTCCCGTTTTGAGTGAAACGCCTCGTAAAAGTACCCCGTATTGCGGCGCGGGTTGGAAAACGCCATCCAAAAGCGATTTGGCGTGTTTTCTGTGAAAAAACCGCCCGTCACCGCCCAAATTGAGTCGTCAATACCCGATGCTTCATCAAAAATCACCAAGACACCGTCGAAATTGTGCACACCAGCGTACGCGTCGGGGTTTTCCGCTGACCACAGCCGCCCCTCAACGCCCCAATACCTGGTGCCTTTCTTCAAATCCCGCTCGACCAGCTCAGTCAGCCACTTGGCGGGCATCACTCTGGTGGCGCTGACCTCAAACCAGTGGCTGTTGATGGCCATCGCTAGCCATTTGGTGATCTCGGCCCATGTGATTGAGCGTAGCTGGGACTCACTGTTGGCCGACACGATGGTCGTCGAGCCGATCCGCGTGGAGATCATCCAGATCACCAACCAACTGACCAACGCCGACTTGCCAATACCACGGCCAGACGATATGGCCTCTTGCAACACGTCAAAATTGACGTTGCCTTGGTTGAGTCGGATGTGCTCGGCGATGTCGAGCAGCACCTCGCGCTGCCATTTGCGCGGGCCAGCGAAGTTTTCTAGTGGTGTGCCCTTGACGCCCCAGGGAAATACATACATCACAAACGCCAGCGGGTTGTCTTTGATCTGGGGCGACCATAGCCGCGCCATCAATTCTGTTTCGTCTTCAGCGCTGTAGATGGTCGATTGCATTTACTTCCTGGTTTAACGTGGGACTTGGTTCGTTGGCAATCACATCAATGACCCGTGACTCCGCTTGGCGTAACGCGCCGATGATGCTGATGCGCTGATCGACATCAATACTGATGGACTGCTTGGCCACCCAGCCGTGTGAGTGCTGGAGGATCGCCAGCGCCGCTTTGGCGTCGCCTTCCTTGGCTGCCTTGTGCAGGCAGGTGGACATCTCCAGTTCACCGTCGGCTTTGCCCTTGAGCGCTGCCATGTCTGCTATTGGGTCTAGCTCACACAGTTGCCGGTACTCGGTGGGCAACATGCCGGACGCTAAGGCTAAAGCGTCGCCTTTCAAGCCCAGCTTGGCGGCTTCGTAGATTTTGTTTAACCGCGCTTCGGTCGCAACGATCTTGCGCGGCTCAAATGGAAGGCTGTGGAACGTCATGTGCGCGAGTGTAAATCATGTGGGTCATGTGGGCAATTATTTTGGGTTTTGGATTTGATTTTAAAAAATAAAAAAATTGTTCGTGAAACCTCCGTCACCGTATGGCCCAGGCCGTCGGCCCTACCCCCTCCCCCTAAGTTAGTAAGCACTTACTTACCGCAGCCTGGTTAGTAAGCGCTAACTAACATCCGTAAGTTAGTAAGCACTTACTTGCATCAACTTGGTTAGTGAGTGCTTACTAACCTGGTTATGTTAGTGAGTGCTTACTAACCGGCAGCGGGGTTAGTGGCTACTAACTTGCCAGGTTAGTGGCCACTAACTGGAAAAGTAATACTTTCGAGGTGGGTCAAACTCGATTGTCCACAAAAAACCCATATGGCATATGGTCAAAATGGACTTGTGGACACTTTTTTGAAAAAACTTCAGTTTGTCCCCAAACGTGCATCCCAACCCACAATTTCACCATATGAAATATCTAGAAGACCCCAATCAAATTTTTAACATTTATGACCATATTGTCCACAAAGCCCATAACACCATGATTTATATAGACTTTTTGTGGACAATTTAGGGGTGATACAAAAGATCCACAAAGTCCACAAATGTAAGGAATTCCTTTACATAGGGTTTTGGAGGGGTCTTGTAAATCAATGACTTACAAGAACTGGCACGATTCTATTATGTATATATAGAGAGCATCTGAAAAAATGCCCTCATTCAATCAACTAAAGTAAAGGTAAAACATCATGACTTTCGACTACGACAAATATTACCCAACTGAGGAAGCGTTCACAAGGGCTGAAATTGAGCGAATTATCACGCTCCATGACCTACCCCTCAGCGATGATCTAATCAGGCTTGCAAGGGCTTGTTTTGCTGAAGCCAAAATCAAAGAGGTGGTGGCATGAACTACAAAAACGAATTCCCCGACTACGATGACACCATCACGCTACCTGATGGATGGGTTGACGCATCTTGGCACAATGACGTCAGCCCAAGTTTTGAAAAGCGAATGGGCGACATAACCTACAAAATTTGGTGTGACTTCAAAGACCCCAACAAACGCGAAGTAGGGGGTAAACAATTTACTGTTGCCACTTATGACCAAAACGAATTTGAGGAATTGCAAGACCTCGCGGAATTTGACACACTCGCGGAGGCGTTAGCCTTTTGCCCACAATAGACAATGCAACTATCAGCCCATGCGGTGGGCTGATGGGTGATTTGTCACCGATTCAATCAACTTTAATGGAGTACATGACATGACAGACAAAACATACAATGGTTGGACAAATTACGCCACATGGCGCATCAATCTAGAAGTCTTTGATGGGTTTGACTATACAGACTATGGTTATAGCGGTCTGAATAAAGATGACGCATATGACCTTGGTGAATACCTCAAAGAATATGCAGAAGAGATTATCTTTTTGGACTCTCACATTGGAGGTAAAAGTCCAAGCTCTTTACTAGAAGACTATGCAAGGGCATTTTTGCAAGAGGTCAACTATTACGAAATAGCCAAGCACATGATCGCCGATTATGCGGAGGCTGCAGAATGATTTATCCAATTATTTACCTAACCGCGCTTGTAGTGTTAGCCCTTGATTTATTTGTTTGGAGGATATGACACCATGATAAAAGCTTGGTATCAATCAAGAAATTTCGAATTCACCGCATATGGGGAAGACACTTCCCAAGCGATTAACGCGCTCAAACGCGGGTTGGATCAACACGCAAAACAATATGGTCTTGATGCGGATTGGTGGAAGGAATTTGAAGACGACATCAGCACCGCACACATACAAATAAATCAAGCCTACCGCGACGATGAACTTTTGAAGGTGACACCATGAAACCTTGGCACGACTACACCCAAACCATCGCAAGCATTGCACAATCGTTTGTCAATGTCTGCCATCACTCTATGCGAGCGGATCAAGTAAAGGCATGGGCAAAGGGGGAGCTTACCCCCAACGATTGCATGGATGCCAACTTGGTCATGGATGGCATTATTGAAAATCATGGTGTGCAACTTTGGACAGATGGGCACTTGAACGACAACGCGCTTAAATTTTTCAACCAATGTTATGACGCTGCCGAAACCTTAAACCGAAAATTAAAAGGAGATTAAATTATGATTGAATTCACACATGAGACCACACGCTACAAGGTCAAACCTGAAAACGCGCAAGCCATCCGAATTTTGGCAACCAAGCCGCCCAAAATCAAAAATAAAACAGACCCCAAGCACAATAGCATGAGGCGCGATTATCCTGTTTTTCAATTGGGCATGACTACAGGGGACTATCTAAAAAGTTACACCGCGCTCAATAGTCGCTTGCTTTTAAGCCCTTGGGCGCATACATATGCCGACCGCGCCGCGCCTATGATCGACGCTACGCATCCCGAAGTGTGGGAGGAAATAGATGAACATTACATACCAACAATTGAAGACATCAAACCCGCTAAAAAATTGACGGCAAAACAAGCAATGACGCAAGCCCTCAAAGCTTTAGAAAATGGCGACGTTGACACCGCTCAATGTATTTTGGTGGAGGGGTTGAAATGAACCCAATATTTGCGCAAGCCCTAAGCCCTTGGGCACCGCCTACCGCCCCCACATCGATGGATCTAGTGACGCGGGCGCTCATTTTAGGGTTAACTGCCCCTGACGCTGAGAGGGCGCAAGAATGCGCGGACTTGGCCGAACATTGGGCGCAAGGGTTGACCGATGCCGAAGTGGAGCGGTGCAAAGCGGAGGCTATGAGGTATAAGACATGACAATAATTATCGCGGCATTGCTTGCCGCTATACTAGCCGTGCTGCTTGGTCTCTGAGCAGTTGCCAAACCTTACAGCCCGCCTTGTGCGGGCTTTTTTTACGCCTCTACCATGTCGCGCAATTCTGATTTGGTGGCTTTGGCAAGATCAGGGGCGCAAAAGATGTGTTTCTTGGTGTCGTTGTTGCGGGACTTGATGCGCCCACAATCAATCCATTTCGCCTCTTTGAGCGCGTGTAGGAGCGCCGCCTGGACAATCTTGACCCCCATAGGTGCGTAGCCCTGCAAACGATCGCAAACCGCGTGAAAAGGCGCGCCAATGACACCCTTGGAGAATTCGCCAACGCGCCGCGTCATCTGATCGACTAGGAACGACTCGGCGGTGCTCATACCGTGCTCGACCATGATGAGCTTGGCCTCGGTTGTTGGGGGCGGCGCTGATGGGTTCCAATCGGACACATCGCGGGTGTGCAAGTAATGGGCAACGGCTGCAAAACCGCCTCGGTGTTGATACCAATTCCACAAGCTCACCGCCTGAGCTTCTGACAGTTTAGGAGCGGCGCACCAAATGACAAACCACCGGCGATCTTCTGATGGGAGCGAGATGGCCACGCGCTCATTACTGAAGGCGATCACAAAGACGCGGTTTAAGGCCATATATGGGTGCAAACCCTTGCGGTTGACCATGAGAAGCTCAGGGGGCGCTGCAATGATGGGCTTGAGGGTGTTCTCCAACGCTCGGCGGTCTTTGGCCTCTGCTTGGCGTAGCTCTGCGATTTCCATCACTTCGCACTCTAGTGCGTAACCCCATTGGGAGTTGAGGTCTTCGTTCTTGACCAGTGAGCAGTTGGCCTTAGCCTCGCCGCCAATCGCCCAAAAGAAGGGGGCAAAAAGGGTGTCTTTGCCGCTGCCGTGGTTGCCGCCCATCAGGATGGCGTGGTTGATCTTATGGTTGGGGAATTGCACCTTGTGCGCCAAGGCGTTCAATAAATGCTCGCGCTCGAAAGCTTCGGGCACCATGCGCTCAACGTGCTCAAGCCACATAGACACATCACCCGCCACAGGTGTGGGGCGCGCGTTGCGCCACCGGTTGCCGTAGACCAAACCATCGCGCGCAACCAAGATGGACGCGCCTGCTGCGTAAGTGATACCTGCCAAAGCCTTGGCACCTTTGCCTTGGCGGTTCTCATCAAACGATGTAGCCGCCTCAATTTTGCGCTTGGCGTTATGGATTGAACGGCAGTCAAGATGCCTGAAAAGAGCATTAAAGGTGTTGCGACCCAACTCGCGGCGGTCTTGCATATCAAAATAGGCGTCATCGTCTTGGATGTAAGCAAACCGCTCATACCACTCAGCCTTTTCAACCCGCCCAAGTTCTTTACGCTCGACCTCGGCGACAACCCGCGCAGCCTCGTCAGGATAGTCGGGCGTGGGCGTGAGCTTGGATAGCGCCAAGTCCATCGCTTGAGTGAGCAATTCCTCACGCAAGCCTGGGGTGTGGGCGGGGCCACCATTGTCAGCAACCCATTGCAGAAACATCCGCGAATCAAAGTCCACGCAATGCGAGTGCAGGCAACAATAGGCGCGGTTGGAAGGCATATAGCGGCCTTCGGGGTTGCCGTCGGTGTGCTCTGCGCCATTGGGGCAGATGACACCCGCCCAACCCTCGCCGTTGGGGCGGGAGAGCAGCAAACCCTGCTCAGACAACCACGCCATCACGTCATCAGCGCCATCGTCGGACAGTCTGATGGGGCGCAGGGTGAGCGAGTCAGCCTCGACTGGCGTGACACCAAGCGCGGTGCAGATGTCGGGCAGGCTGTACTCACGCTCAGGATGGAACTCGACTAAGCGGGACTCAAAATGGTTGCGGTCGGGTTTCAAGTTAACCGAGCCAGGCAATCGGAAGTTGCGCACAGGATTGCAAGCCCCAGGGTCGGTATAGCCTGCATCGGCAATGGCTTTGATGGCTGCGCTGAACTCGGCCTTGGTCGGCTGATCGCTGAAGGCGTAGCCCCATTGGAATGAACCCTCGGAGGTTTCCATGATCCACGTGGGCTCAAGCGGGGGCGTCTTGGACTTGGTGCCAATGTCGTCGAGCATCATCACAAGGATGTACTCGCAATTGACTGCTGACGCTGACACGCGGCCATCAACGAAACGATCAACGATAAAGCTCGCGGTGTTGCCGTACCACGCTTGACCCGCCTTAGTGCCCTTGCTAGGTAGGTATGCTGGCCATGTACATTTGACTGCACCATCAGCGTGAAGTTGAATCGCGCCGTCTTTTAGTTGTGGTTTTTGACGCACAATAAGTGCGGTTTCGCCGGTTGGGGCAAGTTTTGTGATAAAGTCCAAAAATTCCAAGTTAGTGCTCCCTTACAAGCCCGCCTGCCAGCGGGCTTTTTATTTGCTTGCGATTAGACCCAGCTTGTGTAGCTTGCGGTCAGCCATGTTTTCTTTCACTGTCCCATACTTCAAATTAGATAAATGATTGTTCATTTTGTCGCCATCTAAATGACGTATTTCCCCGCGCTCGTTTGACTCAGGTCGCTGGCCATCAAACGCCAACAACACAAGCTCATGCACATATCGTGTTTTGGTGACCCCAGCTTTGGCCAACTTGACGCTCAAATACGCGCCAGTCACAAACAGCTTTAAGTCTCTACCTGTGTAAACCATGCCCTTGTGCCTACCATACGGAACAAATCGCGTCAACGAACGAACATTGCCGTAGTTGCTGACTTCGTAAAACCCGTCATATCCAGGTATAGCTGTCCAAAGTTCCATATCAACCCTTTCCATATCGCGACATGATTGCCACCTCTGCGCCAAGGGGTAAACCCTGAGCCCAAGCAGGTGGCGTACACATCACACGTTTCAATTGTTCAGCCATTTCTTCTGGCTTATCGGTTTCCAACACGATCTCGTCATGCACATGCAACACCACGTCGTCAAGCTGGCGCAGTGAGTGGCGCAGCAAGTCGTTGGCGGTGGCTTGAGTGATATTCTCACACGCTAGCCCTTTCCAAAGCCGAGCCCTCGGCCATTCTTTTGCGTCTGCTGCCGGTTTCCAAGCGGCCTTGGCGTAGGTTACACCATCGGTTTCAAGTCGTGCGTACGGGTAGCACAAGACGCGACCAGAGGGCAAAGCATACCAAAGGTGCTGGCCGTCATACATATAGGTAACCCGACCCACGTTGAACTCATGGTCTTTGTTTCGCATGGCGCGGGTGTAGGCTTCTTCTAAGTTTTGCCAATAGGGCACCGACCAAGGGTTGGCTCTGCGCCATGCGTCCACCATGCGCTTGGCGTCGGACTCAGGCAGGTGTACGCCGTACACACGACCCATGGCCGCAAAGGCACCAATGCCACCGGCAAAGCCGCAGGCCAATTCTTGAACCTTGCCAATCTGACGCTGATGATCGTTGACTTCACCCACGCCCACGCCAAAGGTGGCCGAGGCGTTGACCTTGTAGACGTCCTCACCCTTAGCAAAGATGGCTAGTTTGCGCTCGCCTGCGGCGCAGTTGGAAAGCCACGGGTTGGCGCGCGCTTCGATGGACGACCAGTCGGCGCCTGAGCATTCCTTTGAGGACATCAGTAACGCGCTTTCCAAATTGTGGAACAATTGAATGGCCTCTGACCATTGCAGTTCTAACGTCTTCGGGCGATTTGGCGCACTTGCGAGCAAAATTGTGAACTTGGGCTCCGTAGCTTGAAGCTCGTCCAGTGGCAGACCCTCCAGCAAAGACAAAAGCGCCTCGGACTCGGTTGTCCTCGACATCTGCGAGGCTTGCAAGGCGGCTGAACTTAGCAACCGAAGACGCCCATAGGTCGTCCGCGCATTGGATAACCTCGGCAACAGCGGGCGGTATCTCATCTGGATTCTCCATCGCAAGCAAGTTGGCTCGCACAGTTTTGTCAATTGAATATTTTTCACCAGTCTTCATCAGCTTCAAAGCCTGTGGCCCAACGCGGTCGATCACCCACTGACGCATCTTAGGCGACCGGACGCTGGTGATTGCGCCTTCGGTCACTTCGGCCACGATCTGCTCAATCTCGGCCAATTCGTCGCTAGCGAACTTGATGGCAGCGTTGCACAACGGCACGTCCACCAACACGCCACGGTCGTTGATCCGCTCGTTGACGTGGTAGTCGGCCAATTCCTCTGCGGACAGCGGGCGCAGGGCTTTGCTGATTGACCGCATGGCCCGCACATCTTGCTCACAATAGTCAATCATCTCAGCCATGAGCGCAGGGTCTTCCCTGAATGTGCCGTCGGCCTGTGGGACGGACAGCAGGCGAATCAGTTGGGCACCACGGTGGCTTTTCTTCATGGACGCGCCAGCAAACCGGCCAACGTCTTCCAACGACCCAGGCGCGCAGTTGGCGCGGGCTTGTGCTGCGGTGCAATAAAACTGCTCTAAGGCGTAATTCTGCTGAAGCACGTACCAAAAGATCAGGCGTTCAAACGCCGCGTTGTGGGCGTAGATAGGGCCTGTGTGGTTGCGTACTGCTTCGGGAAATGGTTGCGATGGCAGCCACGTCGTGACCTCATCATCGCCAAACGCGTAGGACATGCACAGCACTTCGGTGCTGGCGTCCTGTGCGTAATTGTAAACGCCGTGCTTGGTCAAGTCACAGCGCGATCTCGTTTCAAAATCAATCCAAAGCATAAGTGTGTCCTTTCCAATGCCGCCTGTCACGCGGCATCAGGAAGATTACTCTTGCGTTGGTGGCGCGGTCATCTGCGCTTGGGCTTGCATTCGGATTTTGTCCATCAGCGAAGCCAGCAACGCCATCACAGCGTTGATCTCTTGCACGTCAAGTTCAATCTTCATGCTGACCTCCGGCGACGGCCTGCTGCTGGCGCGGGCGCTTCCTCAACCTTTGCAGGCTCAGGCTCGCCGTCCATGCTGACCCACTCAATCACTTCGAACACAGGCGTGTAAATCTTGCCGTAGCTCTTGTGGGCGTAATGGTCTTTGCGAAGACGCACAATAGCCACTGGCTTGGTTTGATCTTTCTCGACCTGCTCGGCCAACGCGACGGCAATGGCTTGGACTGCTTTTTTACCGCCCACTGACGTGGTGGTGTAACGCGCTTCCATACCCTTGTCTTCACCGCTGATGCACTTCAGTGACAGGCCGACCTGTGTCTCCCAACCCTTCTTGGCCCCAGGCGGGGCTTCGTCGAGTTCAGGTAACGGCTGGCTGACACTGGCCATCTTCTCGGCCAACACCTCACCATCACCCCAAGCGATGAAGCCGTGGACAAAGGAGAAGGGGTTGATCGCCCACTTGCTGTCGTCTTCGACTTCGGTCTGATCGGCACCGAAGACCCAGTGTCCAGTCTTATCCATTTTGAGGATAGCTGTACCGGCTGGGCCGACGTCTGCTTGGATCGACCGCAGCGCGGTTGACAGTGTGGAAACTGCGGGCAAGCCCGCTTGAGAGAACGCTACTAAATTGGACATTTGTTTTCCTTATTGAAGTTTAGAAAGGGCCGCAGTTAACTGCTTCCCGATTTGCAACACTGCTGGGCGCGGGTCATCCGCGCTTGCCAATGTTGTGCCTGAAGACACTGACACGACGAGATCGTCGGGCAATGTCAACTTGCGCTTTTTGAGTTCCTTCTCCGCTTGCGCTGGAGAAACCAACTCAGGTTCTTTGTAGGGCTCGACACCCAGTTTGGCTAACTCCACATGAGCTTTTGCCTCGTCTACCCACTGACGTGTGCCACGCTTGGCCACCAGTTTATACCCAGGCACTGGTGCACCACTGTCAAGGATTTGGTGCGCCAGCGCACGAAGGTCTTTGATCCAATCTTCCAGCAGATCAGCGTTGGCCAAGTAGGCACCCAACGTCTGCACGTCAATCTCTTCAATCTGCGTCTTCAAGGCACGGTCAACAGCGCCGGTCATCTGCGGGCAAACCGGCTTGGCCGCGCACCAACGGCAATGGTCACCGACTTTAAGTTCAGCGTTGGGTTGCTGCGCCAGCTTGACAGCCTTCACCAAGTCTTTTTCAAACTGAGCGATGCGAGCAGGTGTGGTCACCCAACGCTTGACCGCTGGCGGCTGGACAATCACCATTTCAATTTCTTCAACGTCTTTGAACGCCCACTTGGCTTCTTCGGTACGCATGGCCGCAGCGGCGTAGAACATCAGTTGCGGGTTCTCCTCTACCTCAACAGCCACGCCGTCACCGAATTTCCAATCCAGTACGACAGCGCGGCTACCAATGCGCCCAATGAGGTCAGTGCTGCCAAAAACACCAGGCAACAGGTCACCAAAACCAACGCGAGTTTCAGCTTCAATTTCCATCTCCTTGTTAGGGTCGATTACGTCAAGCGCCGCCAATGCAGGCAACAGCTTATTGTCGATCAAGTCCAGCGTGAGCACCTGATCGTTGTAGGTGGTGCCAAGCCATGCTTCGGGGTGTTTGTCTGACATCACCACTTCAGCGATGACGTTGTGCAACAGCGTACCCTCGTCGGCGTACTTGTTGCTGGGCTGGGGTGGCATCTTCTGCACCAAGGCTACACTGCCTGGGCAATTCATAACGCGCTTGGCGGTTGAGCCGCCGACTATCTTACTGTGATCCACTGAACTCTCCTTTAGTTAATTGAGACTGAACTATAGCACAGAAAATAAAACTGTGCTAAACTTTTTGACATGAAAGAAAAAATAGTTGAAAATCATTTCGTTTGGGCGGTTGAGCGCGTCGGTGGCAAGACGTACAAGTTCACGTCGCCAGGTCGCAAAGGCGTTGCTGACAGGATTGCGTGTCTGCCTGACGGCAGTACATGGTTTGTAGAGTTAAAGACAAAGGGTGGCAGGCTGTCTGTTTTGCAAAAGATGTTCATGTCGGACATGGCTTTGCTGAATCAGAAGTATGCGTGTTTATGGACAACGGAGCAAATAGATGAGTGGATCAATGAAGTTCGGTAGTGTATGTAGCGGAATAGAAGCGGCGTCTGTGGCTTGGCACCCGCTTGGATGGAAGGCGGCATGGTTGTCGGAAATTGAAAAGTTTCCTTGCGCCTTGTTGGCGCATCACTATCCTGATGTGCCAAATTTAGGCGACATGACTACTTTGCCAAACCGTATTCGGTCGGGCGAAGTAGAAGCGCCTGATGTTTTTTGTGGTGGCACACCATGCCAAGCGTTTTCAGTAGCAGGGCTTCGCAAGTCTTTGGATGACGCGCGAGGAAATCTTTCTTTAACTTTTTGCGAGATAGCAGATGCAATCGATCAAGTACGACTTATTCAACAATCCCATCCTAGTATTGTCTTCTGGGAAAACGTCCCAGGCGTCCTCAATACCAAAGATAACGCCTTCGGGTGCTTTTTGGGAGCGCTTGCCGGTGAAGATGACGCGCTTGTCCCACCAGGGGGCAGATGGTCAAACGCTGGTTTTATTGATGGCCCCCAAAGAGCAGTTGCGTGGCGAGTCCTCGACGCCCAATATTTCGGAGTGGCCCAACGACGCCGACGTGTGTTTGTTATCGCAAGCGCTAGAGACGACTTTGATCCCGCAGCGGTTCTTTTTGAGTTCGACGGCTTGCGAAGGGATATTGCGCCGAGCCGCGAAAAGGGGAAAACAATTGCCTCCTACACTCCAAGCAGCTTTGGAGGATACAGCCAAGAAACAGGAACTTTGAGAGCAAACGGCGGTGATCTTGGCGGCGGGTCTGAAAATCTTTTAGTGTCAGAACAATTGCCTGACGTGATGTGTACTTTGCGGGCAAGTGGTGCAGGTTTTGACCGCCCTGGTAACTCATCTACTGAACATGAGACTTACATTCCTGTCATCGTGGGTAGTCTTGACACCGAATGCGGCGGTGGAAAGCTAACGCATCAAAGCGTGTCAAATGGGCACCTTATATCAACGCCAAAGTGGTGGGACGGCGGTGACCTTGCGGCGACTATCACCACTAGGTCAGATGGTCAACGTATGCCTGACAAAGCTAACGCGCAATTGGTGACGCAACCGACATACGCTATTCAAGGCAGCATGATTGGCCGCAATGACAATGCGGGGCCGCAAGGTGACGGCGTCAACGAAGAAGTATGTTTCACGCAAAACACGACTGATCGTCATGCGGTGGCTATTGGCACAGACTTGTACAACGGCGCGATAACTGGTGATGTGGTGGCTCCATTGACAAACCGCGCGGATGGAACGGGAACAGGCCCAAGCGTCATGCAATTAATGGCAGTCAGAAGACTCACCCCTGTGGAATGTGAACGTCTCCAGGGCTTTCCCGATAATTACACCAAGATTGCAGACAAAACACCTGACGGCCCACGCTATAAAGCATTGGGCAACTCATGGGCGGTACCTGTGGTGCGTTGGATTGGGGAAAGAATCGCCCGTGCTATTTCTTAGACCCTACCAAGACGAGGCGGCTGACTTCCTCTACGAGCGCGACCGAGCCATGATCTTGGCACCTGTCGGCGCTGGCAAGACGGCCATCACCTTGACGGCCATGCAAGACATGCTGGCCAACGGCGTGGTCAAGCGGTTCCTTGTCCTTGCACCCAAGCGCGTCTGTACCGACGTGTGGCCAGTCGAGCAACCCAAGTGGGCATCTGACGTACCGCTGGCCGTGGCGGTCGGCACACCCAAGGAGCGAGGCGCAGCGTTGCGTTCCAAGGCGCAGATCGTAGTGAGCAATTACGACAACATCCAATGGCTGGCCGAGCAGGCGTTGGACTTTGACGCCATTGTGTTTGACGAACTGACACGCTTGAAGAACCCGTCAGGCACACGCTTCAAAGCGTTGCTGAAGGTGCTGGAGCCCATGCGCGTTCGTTGGGGTTTGACGGGCTCCTTCACCAGCAACGGCTTGGAAGACGTGTTTGGCCAGTGCAAGATCGTTGACCAGTCGTTGCTCGGTCGTTCCAAAGGCGCGTTCATGCAGCAATACTTTGTGTTGATCAACAAGGAGTTCGGCGAGTGGGCACCGCGTGTGGGTGCCTTGGCCAAGGTCATGGAGCGCATCAAACCGGCCACCTATGTGTTGGAAGCTGGCGAGTACGCCGACAAGCTGCCGCCGCTTCATGTGATCGAAGTGCGGTGCGATCTGGACGACCGCAAGCCTTACGAGAAAATGAAGAAAGATTTTCAGGCGCTGGACGTCACTGCCATCAACGCGGGCGTCGTCACCGGCAAGTTGCAACAGATGGCCAGCGGGTTTGTGTACGACACACGCAAAGAAGCCTCCGATATACCTGGTAAGTTCATTGTCACACAGACGCCAGTGTGGTTTAGCTCGCACAAATTTGATCGACTTGAGGAGTTACTGAATGAGAATCAGAGAGCAAATACGATCATTGCTTACACGTATCAGGAGGAGTTGGCAGAGCTTAAACGCCGCTACCCCCACGCCCAAACCCTTGACGACAAAGAAGCCATTCAACGCTGGAACGAAGGGCGAGTTGAACTCTTACTGGTGCACCCGAAGTCCGCTGGCCACGGGCTCAACCTTCAATTTGGCGGGTGCAAAATCATTTTCCTGTCCCTGCCTTGGTCGTTGGAATTGTACGAACAGACCATTGGACGTCTGCACCGATCAGGACAAAAGCACGACGTCTGGTGCTACGTCATGCTAACCAACAAAACTGTAGATGAAAAAATTTGGGGCGCGTTGCACGACAAACGCGCCATAGCGGATATTGCAATGGAGGAGTTGAAATGAGTGTACGTCTGAACAACTGGAAGACCCAGCTAAAGGCTGAGAAGTCTATTCAAAAAATTTATCAACGCGACTTTAATGCTGCTTGGCGCAAGTTGAGCAAGAGCATGGCGCTAACTAAAAAACTGGAGGACAAAGTTGCAACTTACTTGGCGAAAATTAAATGAAGAACTCAAGACCTTTGACGAACAAAAGGTCTTGGAGATGCTGAACCATGAGCGGGCGAACGCCAGACGTGTGGTGGTGCTGGAGCGACTGCACCAACGCTACACCACGCTACGGGCGTCGCGTGAACGTATTGAACTTTTACAGGAGGCTAGACAGCCATGAGATACCTTTTACTTTTATTGATGAGTGGGTGCGCTGGCAGCGCCCCCATGTTTGACAGCAACGGCACCGCCGAGCAGAAGATGGTGTTGGACAAGAACATCCAGGCCATGAGCCGCAACGAAGTCATCTTGGCTGTGCAAGAGTGTGAAAGCTCTGGCCTGCGGGCGGTGATGGTGTTTGGCAAACGCAAGATCAACAACTACACCGCTGACGTCGTGGCTGACGTGACGTGTGCCCCTAAGTACAGGTACTGAATATGACACAAGAAGCATTACGCATGGCGCTTGAGGCGTTGGAAGAAAACCATCACCTTATTGAAGAACACGAACGACCTGAGTATCTGGTGCATTACGACCAAATAATTAGCTTA